CCCCGAGGCGGCATCCCCTACTGCTTCAAGAGTACCGCCCCAGCCGTTAGCGCCCCAAGTACTGTCGCCCCAGCCGAGAGACACAGCCTATCCTTACGTTGTAGCCAGCCGCAGCAAGCCAGTAGTCGTAGTGTTGGAAGGCATGGTCAATGTGAATGTGCCCGCCGTGATGGTCTGGTCACCAAACGTGTAAACAGCCACAGCCTTGTTGCTCTGCGTGGAGTTATAGACCAAGACCGCGTTGAACGCTGTAGTGATGGTCAGTGCAGTCCAAGAGAAACTTGCTGTAGGAGTCCAGTACGCCACACCAGCAGTCGCCGAACTGTTTGTTGCAATCGGAGCCGTGCCGTTGGTCACCGTGACACCGCCAGCCGTGTATCCAGAGCCAGACGTATTGGTAACTTCACCAGTGGTGGAGTAGGCGGTGGTGGCTGCATTGACGGTTGCAGAGGTGAAATACAGCGCAGCCTTGAACGTGTCGGCAGTGGTAGCCGCACGAATAGGAGCCACACCAAAATTGTGCGTTCCAGTCATCAGTTCCCCCATGAAGGAGGTACACATTGAAGCAGTGTTTGCCATGATTAGTCCTTAAAAAGTACCGGTTTCGCCGCCAAATGCGGGCATTTTCTTCAGCGTCACATGCACTGACCGGTGAACCAATTCACCATCCAGCCAGTATTCCGTCCACGTAGTCGCTTCATTGTCGTTGTCAACCGTGCCGGTACGGTTCTCCAGCAGGGAATCATCCATCTCGCCTTTAGTCGTGGTAACAATCATGGTCAGTCCTCATTGAATGCGAATTAGAGCGCTATCCGAAGATGCGGCAGGCATCAAAATCTGAAATCCTTGGTTTGTCATGGACTGAATCAGCCCAAAATTCATCACGCCAATTGATTTATTAGCCTTTGATGCATTGTAAATGAGCGCTCCTTGCGTTGTAAAGGTAGCGCCCGCCCATGTTGGGTCATCAAAATCAACAAATGCCACTCCATTGCTCAAGGTGACGGTCACATTGGTCGCTGTAACACCTCCCGCCGTGTAACCTGTGCCGGAAGTCTCTCCAGTGGTCGTATAGACAGTGGTGTTTGCATCCAAAGACGCGCTGGACGTGTACAAAGCGATCTTTATCGTGTCCACTGAAAAATCGTGGACCCCCAGCAATAGCTGATACTTAAAACTAGATGTAAGCCCTGCGGTGATCATGGTTACATCACCTTGTTCTTGGTTTGACCATCACGATAGGTATCCATCCGCTGCTTGCCATCGCCCAAATTCTTCAAGAGCATGAGCGCTTCTTTGTATTTGGCATCGTAAAGAACCATCATGTCCTGCTCGCCCTTCATGAACGTGTACGCTTCCACCAAGGCCCCATAGAACAACGCAGAATCAAAGTTATCACCCAACCATGAAGTGCCTGCCGTGACAATTGACTCGGGGTAGTAGTAATAGTGCAGTTCCGCGTTGTATGTGGTGGCGGGAGTAGGTCCAAGAATAAAAGAAAGCTCGGTCACATTTGCGGACTGAGGGCCAAAGATGGCGTAGTACTTGGGAACCCCTGTTCCGGACGCGGAAGGATAGACTTCCCGTATGAAGTTGACATCCTTGTCCAGTAAATAAATGTAGTCCCCGCCTGTGGGAAATATTGCCAAGGAATAGACCGACAAGAAGTCATCCGGAGCCGACAGGTACTTGTTGTTGGCTGTGATCGTGCCTGTCATGTTCTTGCGTAGGTTTGCAAGCTGGACTGTATTGTAGATACGCTGCTCGGCTTGCTTTGTAAAAATGGAAAGCTCCGTTGCCGTGAACGTATTCTGGGTGTAATCAGCAATAGCTGCACAAAGTTCTGTGTAGGTCATGTTATCAGCGTCCTAACTTGCCCCATAAGCCCTGTGGCCTGCAACGGTTTTGCAAGAGGCATCGGCAACATGCCTATGCTCGCAATACTGGTGTCCCCGGTAAATCCCACAAAGATTGTAACAAGCAATTTTGACTCTGGCCGAGGCTGGTACAGTGCTTGAGGTTCCATGATCGTCCGCTTTGGCTCTAATTGCGGGTGTTTGGGCTCGTAGCATTCCGTGCATACTTTGAAGCCCTTCCAGTCCCGAATCAACTCCAACAGCTTATACCGTTGCCCACATTGATCACATAGGGCAATTGCATACCGGCCAGAAGCATATCCGGCCATGTCTATGCACTCGTAAAAGTGGGGATAAGGAAGACACTGGCGGTGTCGCGATCTTCCATGGCTGCGCGGGCAAACTCTTCTTCGTAGTACAGCTTCAGCATTTGCACCCGTTCTGGTGCTTTTTTCAGCGCCAAGTAGTACGACAGCGCAGCTACCAGTGCAGGAAGAAAGCGAAAAACAATGTCAGCGGTGTTTACGTACGTCCCTGCGTTGTCGATCCGGCGTACGGCGTAATAAACGAACGTGTAGGTGGTCGTATCGTCCGGGGCGGGGTACAGGTACAGCGTGGTGGGTACGGAGCGCTGTACGTAATACTGAGCAGGGCGGGACTGCGTGTTCTTGTTAGGGATGTGGAGATATTCAGCGCGGCTAATGCGGTCAATCGTGATGTCCTGTTGCGTAGACCCACTCCCCGTGCGAATCACCGCCGACAAAGCGTTGACGGTATCGTCGGAGAGGTTGTAGTTGTTCACCCCCGCCGTAAGAACCTGCGTTCTCTGCTCAATCGTCCAAAGATTCAACCCCCGGTTCGCCCATTCTGCAAAGATCAGGTTCAAAGACCGCAGCGCGGTCTTCATGTCGTAGCCTGCCCTGACCTCTAGGCCGCAGCGCTCATACGCTTCGGCTATCAGGTCATCAAATTGCAGGTCAAAATTGGCTACGCCGGAGGTGGTCATGCTTTAGCAGATTTTCGCGGTCCGAGCGCGGGCTGCACCCACGCCTTTTACCTGTACGGTCTGTACTTTTCCGCCGTCAGAAAAACCGCGCTTTGCAATTCCTTGACCGCGCAACGCGCCGCCTTTTTTGTACCCGGGCATGGCGTTGTTGTCAGCCGCCATATCCTTTTTGGAGCCCTCTTTCATGCCCTTTTCGACATCCTTGGCGGATTTCTCGAACTTCATCATCTTGGCCGTCATTTTTGCTTTCATATCACCACCTTTTTGAAATTTGCGGCCTTTGTCGGCCTTTGAAAAATCCTGCCCCACGGATTGCGGAACGCCTACCTTCTTGGCAAAAGCGCTGTTATGCGCAATCGCCTCCATGAAGTTGTGTTGTTTCTTACTTTTGCTTGGCATCATTGCCTCGTTTGAATAAGCTGGTCAATTTTTGCTTCCAGCTTGTTGAAGCGTTGGTCAATGTGGTCAGTAATTCGCTGAATTTCTGTTTGAGTAACATAATCACGGGCAATTTCCTCTCGCGTCTTGTTGAGCAAAATGCTTATCCGGTTCAACTCTGCAAATTTTTCCTTGAGCAAAAAGCCAATCACCGTTGTAGCCATTGTTAGGCTTGCAGACCATATCGTATTCAAATTTTCCATTTAGCACAACCTTCCTTTTGTCCTGCCCCGTATGGCTATGCCATCACCGCGCCTTGCTGCTTCAGAAAGCTTGACCGACCCACCTTTTTTAAATTCGCGGGGGGCCATCTCATCAAAAGGGCTACTTTCAGGTTTTTCTTTTGACGTAAATAATGGAGGGTCTTCATCTCTAGCTTTTGATGCGGTTGAACTATCTTTTTTGGATAGGTACTTAGCTGCCGCCCCAACCAAAGGCCGCGCCACTCCATAAGCAGTCCTTGCTGCAATAGTGCCGGGGTACAGTGAGGCCAATCCTAGCCCTGCATTGAGAACGGCTTCTTTGTCCACGTCTTTGTAGATGTCAACATCCCGTCCCTGATCCACTAAAGAACGTGCCCTTGGCCTAGGAGCCTCTTCCTTCGGATACGTAGCACCTTGGGTTATCCTAACCGGGCCAGATTGCTGACTCATGCTTGGAATTTTGTCAATCCGTTTTTGTTCTTCATCCGCAGTGACTGTGCCGTATGATTTATTGTTAAAGGTAAACGTCTTTTTTCCTTTAGCACGTGCTTCGGCAAAAGCTTCTTCAAAGGCAGATAGTTTTTTAGCCATAATTACCTCAGCACTTCCATGCCTTAAGACTTTTATTGATACGGGAATTTGGGTCTTTCGCGGTCTTCTCGCTGGTGAGTTTCTTCTTCATGCCTGTCATTCTTGCGCAAAAGGAGTCGCGCCTGCTTCCGCCTTCCGGCTGGGGAGGTTTTAAATTCATCCCTTGCTTTTTGGCTGAGGCTCGCCCTTTGGCGTTCAAGCCGCCATTTGGGTTCTTGCCTTCTTTGCGCGTCCATGCAGCGGTTTTCATTTCTTAGGTTTCTTTGCAGTCTTTAGGGATTGCTTAAAAGCGGCGGCAGTGGGAGCGCCTTTGCTCCCGGGTTTCCGCATCTTTTCTCCAGAGCCCGCTTTTATCCGAGCCTGTTTTGCATTGATATTGGCATACAAACCGGGCTTCATAGCCAACCTTTAGTACATCTTGCAAGGCTTATTACGAGCCATGCCTACACCACGTGGGGAAACCGAGCTTGTAGGCCCTTTTCCGGGCTTCCTAGGCGTTTGTTTCGGCCCGCCCTTGCCCATGTCCTGCTTCTGCGCACCGGGTTGAACTTCGCCTTGGTACTGATCATCTGCCATTTTTGCTGCACGTCCCATGATGGACTCCTTATCCGTAGAAAATGTTTGTTGCGGCCAAGTTTGATAACTGGGCATAGACCCCGTTGTACGCGACTACGCCGTCCCCGGGGATAAGGCTGACGTTGTTAAAATTGTCCCCGGCTGCTACATCAAAAGTCATGAGCCAGCGACCTGCATACACCATTGATGCGCCCGCAGTGATGCTGCCAGAATTGATGTCCGTGATGGTAAATGTATTGGCATTTGTGACAGTCACTACATAGTTCCCGTTGGTAGCCGTGCCGCCTGTGCCAGCACCAAAATCAACGCCAATCGCATCCCCTGTGGACAAACCGTGTCCCGTGGAACTAATTGTTACTGTAGTGCCCGACCTACCATAAGTGGCAGTGGTAACAGGCGCAGTAGAGGTGTCAAACAAGCTCACGTATCCGGCAGTTGCACTGCCGGTAAATGAAATAGCTTTAACACGAGTTCGACCAGTGACAAGGAAGCCACTGACGTTTATATGCGCCTGTTTTACGTCAAATTGAAAGCCCATATCGGCCTCCTATTAGGAATCGGCAAACGGTGTAGCAACAGTGCCCGTGCCCAAGATCACACCAGTGACGCAGTACTTCAGTGCAGCAATTGCGCGAATTTCAATCCAAGTGCCTGCAACGCCACCAGTGGTCGTTCCATTCAAGTTGATGAAGTCATTGCTCGCTGCGGCGGTAAAACCAACCATTGCGCCCGAGGTATCGGTGTCAACCGATAGCAACGAGCCAATGTACTTGTCCGTGCCGTCAGTGCCAATCTTCAAAGAGCTAGTGCTGATGGTAGTGGGAACCCAAATGGAATACAACACGCCCAAGTTGTTCTGGGTGTTGTAGTCGCGGCCCGGGCCGGAGGTTGCGCCATCAGCGGTGGTATTGATGGTAGGCAAGGTGATGGTCAAGGCAGATGCCAAAGACCCGCCGACAAGCAGCAGACGGCCACCGTGGGTAACTGGGTCCAGTGTAGTGTTGGCGCTGATAGTGAGAGCAGCGCCGGGGCCTTGTTGATACATGCCGCCCATCGAGCGAAGGGGGCCAGAGAACGTAGTACGTGCCATGTTTTTTCCTTACATACAAGTTAAGTACACTGGTCGGTATGTCGTCTGCCGGGACAGTCCAATGCACCGGAAAGCCCGGATAGCTGCAATATACACCATTTTTGTGATGCGTCAAGACCATGCCTTACAAAGACCCAAAAGTCAGTAAAGCCAAGCATAAGGAGTGGTCGGCTAGCCATTACCAAAAAAACAAGGATGAGGTAAAAATTAGGTCAAAAAAAACCCGAAAGCAGAAAAAGCAGGAATGGCTAGAATTTAAACGGGGATTGTCCTGTACCAAATGTGGGTTCTCCCACCCCGCAGTGATTGACTTTCATCATGTTGGGCCTAAAAAATACAGTGTCAATGAACTCATAGGCAATGGCAGATTCAAGACGGCTTACGAAGAAATAAAGCAGTGTGTAGCATTGTGCGCCAACTGCCACCGCATACACCATTACGACGAACACGAACGAAAAAGGGGGCCTAAGCCCCCTTTAAACATGGCAGATACGCCAGCTTAAGCCTCTTCAGCTTCGTCCTCAGCTTCGTCTTCAACCAAAATCCACTCATTGGTCTCTTCATCCAACCAGTACCATGCCTCGTACTCCTCATCGTACCAGCAGTAGCACTCAGCCTCTTCGTCATAGACGTACTCTTCGTCTTCAGCAAAGCAATCAACAAACTCCTCAAACTCCTCGTCCTCATCTTCCACTTCCTCAATGTCGGTGTTACCCAACATCTGAGCGGTCTGCAAAAACTTCAGGATGGACTCGGTAGAGAACTCAAAGTAGCCGCCATCGGCGAGGTCAACAGATACAGTAAACAGCATTTTTAAACTCCAAAAAATTGTTGCAGCACCGCGCTGCAAGCCATCCTACCATGGCATCTGTGACAGTTTTTAGACATAAAAAGGGCCCCCGAAGGGGCCCTTTAAGCTAGGATTTTTCCTAGATCAGGTCGAACCAGACGAGCCATAAATGCCGCGAGGATCGCTCCAGCCGAAGCTGTAACGCTCACGTGCCTTGTAGCGCACGTTGCCAGTATCAAAGTCGCCTTCAAAAGCGGTCTTGATGGGTGAACGCTGGAACATTTTCAGACCGTTGGGCGCATCGGTCATGATGAACCATGCGTTGGTGTCGGTCAGATAGTGGTTCACGGCATAGCCTTCAGGAATCAAGCCCATCGATTTGATGGCGTTGATGTCGTTGTCGGCTGTAGCAGTGCGCAGAGTGGACTTCATCAGGCGCTCGGCAGTGAATTGAAGTTCTTTTGGAACAATCATCTTCGTGCCCATGATTGCGATCTTCAGACCGCGCTCATCGATGAAGCTGGCAATGTCAATCAGACCCTGCTCCAAAGAGGTTTCGTTCAAGTCCGCTTGAGTTGTCGGTGTATTGGCAAAGTTTTGCGCCAATGCAGTCGGGTGGTTCAAGTTGCACAGAGAAACGCCGTCGCCGCCGACATAGTTGCCGCCGGTAAATGCGTTGTTCAGCACAGAAGCGGCCTTGACCTGCTTGGTGTGGGACATCGAACGAGCCAAAGCCTTGGTGTAGCGGCCAGAGAGGCGGTCATAGAGGTTATCTTCGACAGCTTCTTCGGTCAATGCAAACGCCATTGCAATGGTTTCGTGCGTATAACGAGCCGTGAACGATTCGTTCGCGGTGTCATATTGCACACCAGCACCCTCAACCTTAGTGGGGGCAGAACCAAAGCCGGTCAGCATCACCTCTTCTTCAAACGCACGGTCAGAGCTTTCAATCTCAAAAATCTCTGTGTGTTCGTTTTCGTAGCGGTTGTACTCCATGCCAAACAAGGCATTGAGACCGGGCTCGAGTTCTTTTACGAGTTGTGAACGTGTAATTGCCATGATTATGCTCCGTCAGATGCAACGCCAACACTACCGTATTGATGTTGATTAAGTTTCACGATCACCTGTGCATAAGAGCCAAATGCGTTTGACGGGGTATCAGCGAGACCCACGATTTTAAACGTCAATGCAGCAGTCTTAGCAATGGAGGACGAACCGAGACTACCGTTGGAGATACCTGAATAGGTACTACCAGTGGTGGAGGCGGTTGGATCAGCGTTCTTGCCGATGTTTGCTTGGGTAACCGAGCCATCTGCTTGGATAAGGAACAGTTGGTTGGGGTCATCCAAAACTTCGCAAACGATGCTGCCGATATTGGGGGTGATACTACCGGGGTAGTAGTTCTTCCAAGTCGGTTTGTCGGTGCGGGTGGGGTCGTTGTATTGAACACCGTTGAACACGCCTGTAGGGGCGGCGTGTGTAGAAGCGTCATACTTGATGATGTAGCCGTCGTAAACGACTACGAGGTCGCCTTGATAAATGGCCGTACCGTACCCGCTTGCAATCAGATAGCCATATTGCTTTTGAGCGCCAGTAGCTGAAAGATTACCGAGGGGACGCAGACCAAAAGGCTTATTCACATTTGCCATTTGTAGCTCCTAGAAGATTAAAGGTCCGAATTAACGGTTCCCAAAAGTTGTCTTAGAACTTCTTTCGGGGGACTGGATACGCATTGTAGAGTGAGCGTTTTCTCGCATCATCTCATTGTCCACTGCCGACAACTGGTCCCGGGCCTTCTGGCGGAAATAAGCATTCCGTTCTTCCGCAGTTTCCTTTGGAATTTTTGCCAGCAAAAGACCTCCCGTAGAAACCACTCCGGCATGTTTTCCATCTTCAATGGTGGGCAACATACCTTGGTAGTCTTCCGGCAGTTCTTCAATTCGCACAAGCTCATAACCCTCGCGAATGCTGCTGTACACGTTTTGCTTATCGACGAATCCATTGACTTCTGCGCGAATCCAACGGTATCCGTATCCTTCAGGGGGCGGTGGGGTATCCAAGCGTGAAGGAGCGGTCCAAGGCTTGCGACGAGTTTCCTTTTCGCGGGTTGCGCGAGGGGCTCTATCGATAATGATTTCATCTTTGCTCATGGTCATTCCTTTACGTATTTGGCGTATTCCTCAAGAGGAACACCCAGCTTCTTAGCAATAGCAACCTGACTCGGCGAAAGCCGGACAGTACGGCGCGCACTAGTATTTAATCCCGAACTACGGGAAGCAGGTGCAACAGCAGGCGCGGAACGCTGTTGTCTGATTTGGTCTTGGAAACGTCGAGGAAATTCATCTCGAAGTCTCCGGTCAAGCTCAGTATAGTACTCATCAGAATTAGGGTCAACACCCTCTTGTTCCACAAGGGTCTGGTGAATACCCCAAGCTCCGTATGTCAACATTCTATCCTGCCCAAACCAAGGGTTACGGGTGGCCCATTCTTCCGCTTTGGGGCTAGGCAGGGGTTTTTGGGGTGGCGCTTCCTGCGGAGCATACTGTTGGACAGGCTGCCGCTGCATCTGCTGTATTTGCTCGCCTTGGGATTGCAACCATCCGGCAACTTGGCGCTGCTCCATGGTCAAATCTGTCAGGCGCTGGACCGCTTCGGTCTCAGTATCCACGTCACCCTCTTCGCGGGCCTTGCGGATGATTGCTTTCAGCGTGGCTTGCTGAGTATCCAAGCGGTTCTTGGCTTCGCTCAGGCGGCTGTAGTCAGTATTAACAAGGCTCTGTTGCAAACTGTGCTTCTCGGTCTGCAAGCCCCGGGCAAACTCAATTGCGGCCTGCTCCCGGCGCTCTGCCTCGCGCATCCGGGCGGTGAGTTTAGATATCCGCTTCTGGACGTTATCACTCACCTCATCCAGTTCGTTTTTTTGCTCCTGTAAGGGCTCAATGGGAGCCAAAGAAGAGTTTTCTTCTGGTGGATCTTCAACAGAAATGTCTGTGGCTACTTCATTTTCGCCCAGATCAAATTCCAGTTGATTGTCATTCATAAATTGGCGTGTCATAGCGATTCCTTACATGTGAAGAATGTCGTTGGGGTCATTGATGGTCGCCAAAATTTCGTCATCGTTCAAAATGCGAATTTCTCCCCCTTCAATGTTCATCCGAGCCCCGGCATAGCGACCAAAGATGATCCAGTCGCCTTCTTTGCACCACGGGCCGTACGGGAATTTCCCAGTATCGGCATATGCCAGCGGACCAACAGCCAAAACGTACGCGCAAGTGGTTGTCAGTTGCTGCCGATCCAAAGTTTGTCCGGGCAACAGAATGCCGCCCTTGGTTTCTCCGACTCCGCGATAAGGAAGAACCACAATGCGCCAGCCAGTAGGCTTGGGCAGGTGATCTTTGATGGCCCCGACCTGTTCTTGATGTTCTTTTTTAGCAGCAAGTTCAGCAACAGCCCTTGCGGCTGCTTCTTTGGCTTCGGCTTCTGCTTTTTCAGCAAATTCCTTTGCCCATTTAATTTCCAATGGAGTTTCAATCATCTACAAGTCCTTAAAGGTTAGGGTTTTTGTCTAGAAGCTCTTGCACAGCATCCTCAACAAACTTAAACCCCTCCAACCGGCCCATCATGAACTTGTACTGCTCCATATTTTGTATCCGGCCACTCAAAATCATGTCGTTTGACTCGCGTTGGAGTCTTCGGATCTGATTAAAAACGGCTTCTGCAAATTCCAGCATGGATTTCTCCTATGAAAGCAGACAGTTTGGCCCCTGTCCGAAGGGTTCGTGCGTACTATATATCAAATTACGCTAGTTTTACCTTGTTAAAGGCATCTTTTCGATATACATACCGTACTTCTGGCTTACCAGATGGTATTTTTGCCTCTTTTTTAGGCACTTTAGCGGATTTTGGCGGGGGCTTGGGTTTGGCTTGCATTTTTAGCTCCTAGTTGCTGTTTTTTCAAGGATAAATTGGCTTGGGCAAACTGCTGGTCTGACTGTGCCTTTTGCTGCGCAAGTTGAACTTTGGCCTGATCCACCTGTTGCTTTGCCTGATCGCTCGCAGCATTCTGCTGAAGCTCTTGTTTCTTCAAGTCAACCAACGGGTCAGATTGTGGCCCAGTCAATCCCTCTTGTTGTTTCTTCACTTCTTGGAAGTATTCCATGGTTTTCACCGCAATCATGCCTTCCCGTTGCAACGGAGACACCATCTTGTCTGGGTCAGTGCCATACAGACGGAATATTTCCGCTTCAACATCCTCTTCGGCCTTAACCGTGATGTGATCAAAGATGTGTTTCTGAAGATTGACCGCTACATTGGGCATGCTTTGCAAGATGGGGGACATGCCAAACATCAGATGCATCATGATGTGGGCATCGTGCTGCTGTCCAGCAAACGCTTTAAGCGGCGAACCATCCAATGCCTGCGCGTTTTCGCTGGCCGGGTCCTTGGGTTTGTCCACGTTCTGGCTGTTCAACAGTGCATCAATATCCCGCACGCCAATAGCTTGGTACATGCGGCGGTACGACTCGTACATGTTGTGCATCTGCGGGGCGCTCTGAGCCAGTTGTAGCTGCGTTTGCGCCATGGTAATACGTTGGGCCACCGAAAAGATGTTCGGGTCCGATACGGGCAGCACGTCAACACGGTCATCAAAGTCCGAGCGCTTGATGCTGCGCGACTCACCGGGCACATCGTACGGGTACTCATCCGGCAAATACTCAGCAAAGCCTTTTGCCAACAACTGAAACTCCAGCTTCTGGCTGTAGTGCAAGCGCTTATGGATGGAAGACATGACCGCGCTGCCCTTTTCCAGCAGAGCAATTGTGGTTCCCACCGCCGCGTTCTGATTGCTGTCGCCAACCTGCATGTCGGTGATGGATGCCAAACGGCGACCAGCGTCCACGCAGAAACCAAGCAGTTGGTACAGGGTCTGGCTCGGCTCCTTGTAGGGCAGAGGTAGCAGTGACGATGTCAATTCCGCGCCGCCTGCGTCCATATCACGGAACTCGCCCGGTTGCAGTGGCACGTCATCGTTCATGATCCGTGCGCCTTTGGCCTTGAAGCCCGCTGGCAAGTTAGCAAACGTGCCTGCGTCTACCAGTTGCTGCAACGCGGATGTGGCCGTCTTGGATAGACCACCAACCAAGTGCAAGAAGCCAAGGCCGTATGCACCCGGGCCTTGGACCAAGATGTAATGCACGTAGTACTGGCAACGCTGGTGCGTCTTGTCGCCTTCTTTCCAATTGCGGCGGATACCCACCACGCTGTTGGAAACCTCATCCATCGTGATGATGTATGGCAACTGGATGCCGGTGGGCTCTCCGTTTTCATCCTTATCCTCAAACCCGGGCAGGTCGTAGTCCACTTGGAACTCAAGCAGCATGACTTCTTCTTGGTCCGGAGTGGGCTGGATACCCGTGGTCTTGTCCACAGCCTTCTGGATGATGCTGGGGTTGTTGTTGGACATGGATGCGGGCTCTGCCGTATCCAAGTACTGACCGCGCACCACGGCTTTGCGGTAGGCATTGCTGGACATCGAAACGCGGTGCGTGATGCGTTCGCATTCACTCATAACTGACGAACCGTGGTACGGGATGTACAGGTCATCGGCCAGCACCAAGGCGCTCACCATGCGGTCCTTGTTCTCGTCGTAATAGACCTTCTTGAAGGTAGATCCGCCGTAGCCGGTGTAGAACAAAAGCTGGTCAAACTCGGGCGTGTACTCTTCCATCACGTTGGTGATTTGGTAGTTCATGAAGTCCCGAACGCGGTCCGCTTGCATGATCTTTTCGCGAGTCTCTTTGCCCAGCACTTGCGTGCGGACCGGGCCTTCGGCGGGCAGCAGTTCCTTCAGCGCTTGCGACTGGAATTGGACGATGCTCTCTGTCAACAAAGGATGGCTCACGCCGCACGCGCCCTTGAATGGTCGGGTACGCTCTTCAATGTTAAATCCAAGCAGCTTCAGGCCCTTGCTGTACTGGTCTTCCCAATCCTTGCGCGAGGACTTGTCCGCATCGAACATGTCCATCAGTTCCTGCCCAATGTTCTCCAGAACACCGGGCTCCACTACCTCGGCCAGATTGCTGTCAAACGGGACATCGGCATCGTCTTCTTCGCCAATGTCAACCACCACTTCTCCGGTCTGGTTGTCAAAGGTGATGCTGATGTCCGGCTCCGGAAGGTCCTCAATTTCCACATCCACGCTGCCCTTGGGCAGGTCTTCGGCGCGTAGCAATTTTTCAACTGACATGTCTGATCCTTATAGGTAGCGGCGATTATCGTCCGGTTGGCGTTCCACCGAACCGCCTTTGGCAAAACCCAATAGCTTTTTTAATTTTTGCATAGTAGATGGGTCATTTTTATCCGGCTGTGGTGTATACGGAGGAAGGTCTTTAGCGTCCAAACGAGACTGCCGTAATCCTGTTAAAGCATTAAAAACTGCACGTTCACCTCGGGTCTTAAATATGTTGTCCCGTACATATGGGTCGTCAGTCAAACGCTTGTTTTTTGCTTGTTCTAGTGCGGATAGTGTGGCTGTTTGCTCTGCAAAAAAATTGGGGCTATACCGGTTTTTTAACACGCTTGGGGAAAAGTACCCTTCTTTTACGTCTTGAGGATCAAGTCCCCATTTTTCCTGTAAGTACGGCGCGTGTTCCACAAGACGTTTAACAATTTCACTTCTATACGCTGCTCCACCGGCATCACGTGACAACTCATCATATTTCTTATTTATCATGGAGCCTGCCCCTAGTCCTTGGTTTGCAAGGACATGCTCCATCTCATGTGCGTGTGTTATTTGTTTGTTACGCGAAGTCTCGTTTGGGTTAAGCATCACAAAGGAATTTCCCGCCTCATCGTGATAGGTTACCCCTCCCCTATCCGCACTCATATTGGGGTCAAAGTACTGACCTTGAAGCTGGGATGCCCCTGCTTGTGTGTATGGGACTGTTGGCAAATCTTTGGGTATGGGCTGTAAAGCAAGCAGCCCGGAACGGCTCATGTCCCCACTAAGTGCCTCTCGTAGTTCTGGAGTTAGCGCAGCCCATGCCTTGTTGTCCATATTGTGTCCTTATAGGTAGCGGCGATTATCGTCCGGTTGGCGCTCGACCATGCCGCCTTCATTGAACCTAACCCCTTGCTTCATGATCCGAGCAGCGGCCTCGGGGCCCCACACTATAGCGGGGGACATCATGACCGGGGGTGCATCTTTGATAACTATGCCATTTGCATCCGTTGGAAATTTAAGCGTCCCAGCTTTTTCCATTTTGTAAAGTTTTGTGTGGTGTACCCCTGCTGGCAAGGGAACTTCCACCATCTGCAATTCAAACCCGGGGCCAAGGTCTTTTACAACTTGCTCCAAGTTTCTGGGCAGCTTCTCATAAATTTGGGCTTGATCTGACTCCGCTCCGGGGAACGCAACAAAGTTTTTGTTCCGCTTGATGCCGGAAAGCACGACATTCTTTGCCATGAGTTGCTGAACCACCTGCGGAGAGTCTTCCATGCCAGCAAACGCAGGCGTTACATCGTACGTCCTGTTTCCCATCGCCCGCAGTTTGGACTCCAATGCATCCCGTTTGTCTGTTAATTCTACATAAACTTTCCCAAGGTCTTCTCCGTTTGGCCCCCGTAAAGATGGCAGATGCTCAATCTGATCCATCTGTTTTTTTACAGCAAGCATCTCTTCTGATATTTTTCTCATTTTAGGAAGGTCATCGGACAAGCCTTTTCCTACTTGGCCTCTTTCCCGCACACTACGCAACAAATCGGACTGTAGCTCCGGTACAAACATCCCGTTTAATTTTTGCCCATTCAACTGGGTACTGGTGTCTGTGAAACGGCTGAATGCTACGGGGTTTGTATTGGGGCGCGGCTTCATATTAGCATCTGCAAAAAGTTCTGCATGCCTTGTTTCAGGCATCAACCTTCTTGGAAGATTTGTTTGAAACCACCTCAAGCCGTGCTTAACACTATCTTGGAATTTATTAAGATCGCTATTAAGTACGTCTTCTTTAGTAGAAAACTCCAATTCCATCAATGTTCTACCCGATTGCCAACTTTTTTCATTTGCATTAATTGGGTTCTTAAAAAAATCAAGCTCATTTTTTCCTTTAAATCCCATCTGCCTAAGAATAGGAACAAGTTTTTTTCCTGTCTCTGTTCTAAGGTCATGAACTACCTGCTGCGTGGCCCAACCATACACATTATTGACATTGTTTCCTTCTGCCAAACCTAACTGATTTAATGCATCAACAAAATCCATGTCTGGTTTATTATCTTTAATGGCGGATATTTTTGTTCTAATATCTTTTACTTTTTTATCTACTAATTGAGAAAATACCGCAGCATTACCTTCCTGCATTGGGTACATAAACTCATTTTTTAGTTTTGTGTACTCAGGAATAAGCCCCATAAAAGGTGCATTTTCCCTAGCCATTCTATTGGCATATAAAAGGGTGGTTGCTGCTTTCTTTGTTATTGGACTATCTGCCCCATGTTCTTTTTCAATCAACTTATACGCGGTGTTTATGGTATCCATAATATTTGTTGATTTAATTGCCGTGCTATCTACTTTGGGTGCTAATACCCGCATGTCTTCCAAATGGTCATATAGTTTCTTTGTGTTGCCCATTTCTTCTGTAACAGGCAAGTGCAGGCTTACCACTCCTTGGGGTTGCTTATCCCACAACCCGCGAAGAACATTGTCTACGTCGGGGTATGTATGTCCCACTGTCCCCGGCTCTGATATATGGGTGATGTAACTTTCTGGGTGGTATGTTTTATCCAACGCCCCCAAAATTTGAGCAGGTTCGACCCGTTGGTCTCCCAGCGACTTCATGGCCTCCTTCGCCCGTTCTATCTCATAGCCCCGAAAGCCCTTGTTCTGTAGCTGCTTTATGAACTCTGCTGGTGCAATAGGCCCCGTCAACGTCTGAGCTTGCTCATCCAACTTGCTGTAAAACGGGGTGACCGTTGCCCCCTTGTTGACAGCCATGGATGAAAGCGACGTAAGAGCAGGAGTTTCCCTTTGAGCAAGATTGAGCGCTGGTTCGGCTTTGGAAAGCCCCTTCAGCATCTCCGCCGACTTGGTTGTCGCCGCTGCCGCTGCGCGGACCGGGACCGCCGGATTAATAAAGCTGCTCACAAACTCTGAACCTTGGCGCAAGCGATTTAACTGGGGATCGGTTTCATTTGCGGGGCGGATGCCGTACTCCTCCGCCTTCTGCTTGATCCAATCGCTACCAAGGATGGGCTTCTCCGCCTTGTACCCGGCCAAACGCATTCCCATCGTTGCAAGGTCCACGGGCGCACCCGCAATGCTGTACGCCGAGTCACCAAAACCACGCAACATGGCAGCGGCCTTGGCCGAAGCGGTGTTGTCCTTCTGCGGTACTTCACCCTCGGGCGGCGATCCGTCAGCCCTGTGTACAACTCCACCGTCCGCCATCCGCGCTACCGGCTCGGCAAAGGGGCTCTTGACCGACAGATCAAGGCTGGCAAAAGGGGAAGGCTTGGATTCCTGCGCCAACCATTCCGCGCCGGGGCCCGGGCCGGTGCGTTCTCTGAGCGCCTGAATTTCCGGGTCATCCTCATCCGTGTTATCCGCCAGATAGCTTAAAGCCATTGCCGCCTGATAGCCCGGTCCGAGGGCCGCGAGCGTTGCTTCACGTGAAACGGCGAGGGCTGCGCTTGGTTTGGCACTTGGCGCGGCCTGCGTCAGCAACA